AAATATTGATACTCCATATGGCGATTCTGTATCGATGGTATTTGTGCAAGGCATACGGAAATATGCAAACAATGCTTTTTCAATAGGCTTTCCGCTTTTTCTCTCCACATATGTACATTCCGGAAGGTTAGCCCACTCATCTATAACGGTAAGCGGAACCTGCTTTCCTTCTTCGTTCTCATGTTCAGATACAAATGCTTTGTTATGTATCCAGTACCTTCCCTGCTCATCGATATAGTTCCATTCGTACCTTGTATATACTTTTTTATTATGCCTGCGTACATCTCTGAATATAGCGCCGCGTATATTCTTGTTGCTATCGTACGAAGTGATGATAAAATCTTTGTCTTCGATAAAATCAACAGAACCTCCGGTAGGTTTTATTATTATTCCTGATGTAAGCAGCGCCATTTCAACCTTATCTCTCAGGTTGTTTTTTACCAGATTATCAAACTGCGACTGCAACCACTCAGCTCTTGCTGATCCTTCAAGTTTTACTCCTATATCAAGCGTAGTCAGGTTTGCCGCGCGCTTTCCAACAAAGTTGCAGAACCTAATTGTCTTTATATCATCCTCTTTATCAATCCAAGGTGGAGTACCGTTGATCATTTCTCTCCATAATCCCATGGCATTCTTCATATCATCTGACAACTTTGTGCTTGCCTCCGGATATGCTGTTCCGACCTGCTTTGCAAACATCTTTCCTAACACCACCTTTAATCTATCTATTAACCACATATATAACCAACTCCGTTAATATTTCCATTTCAACCTTTTCTGCAGATACGTCTTGCAGTAATATCTTGTATCATCCATAGCATGATCTGATTCCTTTATTGGCTGTTCCTTATCAGATTTTTCATCCCAGGCATAAGTAGTAAACTCCTTTATGCAATTCTTGCAGCCTTTGTATATTTGGATCCTTCTCTTATTCAGGAATGTAGTTACAATCCTTATACCGTCCAGAACGTCATTATTAGCAGCTTTACATATATATTTTTTGTGTGTCTTAACACATTCAATAAAGCTTGCTGCAGATGGATCTATTATTATCTGCATAACCGGCTTGTCTGCTATCATCGAATCCATGAGATTATACAGGCTCTCATCATCAAGACGTTTTTCACTCTTCTTGCTATTGTAATAAACCTCATCTATTCTCGTAGCCTTTTCACCGTCAAAAGCCCACAATCCACAACTGAATGGATTTCGTGTACCGTAGTCAACCGAGACGGTATATTCAATTATTGTGCTTGGGTCAGGAAGCTCATCAACAACATGCACATCATGGTCAAACATTGTGTATATGATTCCTTCAGCTAAGCACCATAAACCTTCAATGTATCGCTTATAAAAGACTCCTGTATACTGCGAACGGTAACGCTCTTTAATCTTTTCAGATAAGCTTAAGTTGTCATCCATAGTAAAGTGCAGATATACAAGCCTTTTTATGTCGCACTTATCAATCCAGTTCTCTTTGAACCAGTGAAATGGACCCTGAGGGTTACAGTTAAACCACCATTTACTCTCTTCAACCGAACATCTTGCCGTAGCCTGATTAACAAAACTTTCCGGCATAAGTGCAACTTCATCAAAAAAGCATCCTGCAAGAGTGATACCCTGTATCAAATCTTGAGAACGCTCGTCCTTACCACCAAATATATAAAAATAATTTTCTGTATCGCCATCGCCCTTAGTCACTACAATCAGGTTGTCAGCTCTGTGATCAGTCACTTTATAACCTCGTGACCGCAACATTATCTTTAACCAAAAGAGCACATTTCTTCTGAATGAACCTATAGTCTTACCACACATTCCGAAGTTCTGACAATTAAATGTTGTCATGGCCCATATTACGAACGATAACGACATACACAATGTCTTACCGGAACGGATAGCGCCATCTGCTATAATGCCCTCACAATCAGCTACCGGACTGTCAGGCATCCACCATGTTAAAACCTTAAGCTGTTTGGGTGAAAACGGTTTAAATCTAAATACAGCCTTTTTTATTCCTGCCATATTTCTTTCACCTTACCTTGCAAAGCCTCCAGGAATCCATCATCTCCAGTCTCAGAACCATCATCCAGCTTGGCTTTAGATTTAAGAACGGCAATACGTAGCTTCTGCTCTTCTGTAGCAAGCTCCCAGTCATGATGAAGCATCTCATCATACTGCTTAATCATCCTGGCTAATTCCGACTGCGCTCTTGCCTGTGCTGACATAAACTTTCCTTGTTTATCCCATGCTTCCTGGTAACTGTATGAATCACCCATATCCCCGGACATTACAGTTCGTTCTGTTAGGTCCTTCTTATCTTTGACATACGCTATCTTTTGGGCTCTAATTATTGCTGCATATGCAATCTGTATCTGGTGCCATAGTAAATCAAGAGGATTCGCTGTTTCGATAGCGTCAAATATCTCTTTTGTCTCTTCCGGAAGATACTTAGAAAAAAATCCATACTTTTCAGCATGTTTATTTCCTGCAGGACCGCCTTTCGCATTTTTATTACCGGGCTGGCCGCCACGTTTGCGTTTTGCAACGTTGCATTTACTCCCTTTCGTTGCGTTGCAATCCCACTTGTATCTGTTCTTCCAGCTTCTTACTGTTCCTTCCGGCACGTTTAATTGACTTGCAATCTCAATTAACTTCATGCCCGAATCGAACATCTCTTTTGCTTTATCGACATTAGCATCTCTTGCTCTAGGCACACTCACCACCTCTCAGTCACTTCATTCGTTGGTTTTGACACATACAGCTTATTCCCTTCTTTTCTGCATCAAAAAACCCCGGACACTACTGTTCCAGGGCGCTTTATGTATTTGCATTAATTTACAGTACAATAATACCACATAAAAAACTGCAATACTATGCAATCTTGAAATTTTTTAATGCTCGAGAATGGATGTAATATATCTGTCTTTCACTATATTCCATCTCTTCACATATCACATCCCATTTTTTTAATTCAAGATATCTTTTGCGAAGGAGAAGGCTTTCGACACCATCAGGTACACTTGCTATGCACGTTTCGATTTCAAACTTCTTCATTTGAAGCTCAAGTGTTTTCTCATCAATCAGTTCCTGCAGCTGTTCTATCTTAACAATGTAATCGCTCAAATCACTCTCTTTATTTCCGCCCTTAGGCATATCGGAATACTGTAAAGCCTTTGCAGATTTGTAAGCAATTTCAACCGCTTCTTTCTGCTGCTCAAGATCTGTGATTTTGGACTGTATTGTCCTATACTGCAACAGGAACTCTTTTTTTATGTCATTCTCTTTCTTAACACTCTCTTCCATGATCGCCCCTCCTTCTGTTTTTTTTATTCAAGATTTCTATTCCTCAATTTCCGGAACATATTCGTCGCAGCAGTGATTGTAATCTACATAGTCTGTTACATAATCGCTTTCATCGTTTACACATATGTAATCCTGCAATTCGTCACAGTATCCGTAATTACAAGTTCCGCAACACTTTTTATTTTCTGTCATCTCTACTCCACCTCTTTTTCAATATACTTCTTTTCGGTTCAAACATGTCCCCTGCAGTATGAATACATTCACTGCATGGATGTTGGTCTATCCACTTATCCTTATGCTTGCAGTTATCACAAGTCTTTTCCATTTCAGCCATCTATTCCGCCCCTTTTCATTATGTCAAATAAATCTTCTATAAGTGCATCTGTGCAATCTTCACAACATTTTCCTTTTCCATTGTGATAATGCCTACATAATTTGCAATTAAAATTTGCTCTGCGTTCTTCCATATCCACCACAACCTTATCAACATCAAAAGCTGTCAGCTGCTCCTTGATAATTTTATAAGCACTCCACCAAGAAGGAACCATACCTGCATCCTCGCATTCTCTTTCCTCTGCTTCAAAAGCCTTTATCAATGCACTTCTGCTTATTAAATCACTCATTCTTTACACCTGCCTTTAACTGTTCTGCTGTTTTTAACGCATTACATAAAGCAGAGTGCCAAGCTTTTTGTGCAATGCTATCATCATATTCTCTTATGAATTTTGCACTACTTTCTATTTCTGCTTGCATTTGCGCCATAAATTCATCAACAGACTTGTTTCTCGCTCTTTGTATCAGTTCTTCAAAACTATTCGCATCATATCTGCATAATTCCTTTATTGCTTCATCTTTCCATTTTTTGATGTTTCTACATTCTTCCACAGTTCCTATTGCTCTGTACTGTTTCCATTCATCTAATGCCCTTAAGAAAGCACCAATTGTTTGAAATTCATCAATATCTAAAGCTTCTAACTGTTCTACT